AGCGACATTCAGCAACTTTGTGTAACGTGGGTACGCTATCAGTACCCGAACGAGTTGTTTTTCGCAGTGCCTAACGGGGTGGCTTTATACGGTACGCCTCAGCAAAAAGCCAAACAAATGGCCCGATTAAAAAAAGAAGGTTTTTTGAATGGCGTTTCTGACCTCATTTTTTTTCACAAAACAAAAAAGCCTTTATTTGTGGAAATGAAAAGCGCAAAGGGAAATCAATCCGACAAACAAAAGGATTTTGAGGTTAAGGCGGATTTGGTAGGCAATTATATTATTATTGATTGCTTAGCGGATTTTCAGGTATTAATAAATAATTATTACAAAAAATGAAACCTTTTTAAACTTAATTCTTTTATATATATATTAACAATTTTAACAATTATTATCATGGAGTACAAACAATTTATCGAGAAAAAACAAAAGGGCGTTTATGTTTCTGGGTTTGATGTTAATGAATCGGGCTTAAACATAAATATGTTTCCCTTCCAAAAGCACATTGTTAAGAGTGCTTTATCTGTTGGTAAATTTGCGATTTTTGCGGATTGCGGATTGGGCAAAACGCTAATGCAGTTGGAATGGGCTAATCAGGTAAGTAAACACACGAATAAACCCGTTTTAATCCTTTGCCCGTTGGCCGTTGTTGGTCAGACATTACAGGAGGCTGTAAAATTTGGAATTGATACGGCACTCATTCACGTAAACAATTACGAACAACTTACTAATATTGATTGTAGTGTTTATTCGGGCGTTGTGCTTGATGAATCGTCAATCCTGAAAAACTTTGAAGGGGAAACCAAAAAACAAATTATTGATTCGTTTTCAAAAACTCCATACAAATTAGCTTGCACCGCTACTCCTTCTCCAAACGACACGATGGAATTATGTAATCATGCAGAATTTTTGAACGTAATGAGCCGGTCAGAAATGTTAGCTATGTATTTTATTCACGATGGGGGGGAAACGGCAAAATGGAGATTAAAAGGGCACGCAAAAAAACGATTTTATGGTTTTGTTTCAACTTGGGCAATCATGCTTAGTAAACCTGAGGATATTGGGTTTGAGATGTCCGGTTATGATTTACCTGAGTTAAATTATTTTGAGAAAACAATCATAACGGACAAGAAAGACAATGGAATGCTGTTTAACGACACGGCGGTAAGTGCTACGGAATTTAACGGAGAGTTACGGGTTACAATGATTCGTAGAATGGATGAGGCTGTAGAGATTGCGAAAAATAGCAATGAACCGTTTATTATTTGGGTTAAGCATAATACAGAGGGAGAGTATTTGAAAAAATTAATCCCTGATTCCGTAGAAGTAAAGGGCAGCGATTCGCCTGAGTACAAAAAAGACAAATTACTCGGATTCGCAAAAGGTGATTTCAGAGTATTGATTACGAAGCAGAAAATTGCCTCATTTGGTATGAATTATCAGCATTGCAGTAATCAGATATTTGCCTCATTAGATTTTTCTTTCGAGGGTTTGTACCAGGCAATAAGACGCTCATACCGATTCGGGCAAAAAAACAACGTTAATATTTACATAATTTCAACTGATACCATGCAAAATGTGGTACAAACAATAAATCAAAAACAAAGACAATTCGAGGAAATGAAAAAAGAAATGACAACGGCAATGGTACAATCGCACCAAACCGAAAAACCGGATTATATTCTGGAAGAAAAAAACGATTGGTTTGATATTAAATGTGGGGATTCGTGCGAATTGATAAAAGACATTCCTAATGAGAGTATTGGGTTCAGCGTGTTTTCTCCTCCGTTCGCAGATTTATATGTTTACTCTGATAAAATTGAAGACATGGGTAATTCAAAGGATTACAATGAATTTTTGGTGCATTTTAAATATTTGGTTGGCGAATTGTACAGAGTAATGAAGCAAGGTAGAAATGTTGCAGTACATTGCATGGATTTGCCTATTCAGAAAGGGAAAGAGGGTTTTATCGGGCTTAGGGACTTTTCTGGAATGATAATCAATGCTTTTAGTGATGTTGGGTTTGTTTATGCAAGTCGTGTTACTATCTGGAAAGACCCCGTAATAGAAATGCAAAGAACAAAAGCACTTGGATTACTCCATAAGCAGGTCAAAAAAGACAGCACTATGAGCCGTGTTGGCATTCCTGATTATGTTCTAATTTTCAGGAAAGACGGAGAAAGGAATGACCCCGTAACAAATACAGATATTCCCGTTGATTTGTGGCAAAAATATGCAAGTCCAGTCTGGATGGATATTGATTACGGCAATACGTTGCAAGGATTCAGGAACGGCAGAGAAACGAATGATGAAAAGCACATTTGTCCGTTACAACTTGATACTATTGAAAGACTGATTCATTTATACACAAATGCAGGGGATACGGTTTTTACCCCTTTTTTGGGGATTGGCTCAGAAGTTTATCAGGCTGTAAAAATGAATAGAAAAGGAATCGGGTTTGAGTTGAAAGAAAGTTATTTTAATCTGGCGGTTGCAAATTGTAATGCAGCGGTTACGGAGAAAAAACAACTATCTTTATTCTAATAAAATATAAAATGTTTGATGGATAATTCATGTATTAGTTGTTAAAAAGACCCTCCGGAGGTTGTGAAACATTCCGGAGTTTTTTTTAAATTTAAAGTGTGAAAATTATGAGAAATAAATTTAGTAAATATTTGTTAATGGGTATGCTTTTGGCGATGTCAGAATTTGACGATAGGCCGGACGATTTTATGGAGGCAAAAGAAGAAAAACCGGATTTTGTCCCGACAAAACTAAAACGGAACTACTCAAAATGTAAAAAGCAAAAGCATAAAGCAAAAAAATGAAGTTAATAGTAAAAATCGAAAACGATACGACCCCGAAAACCGTACTTCAAATGATTGAAAAGGAGTTACAAAAGTACAATGATAAGGCGGTGAGTATTGAAATTAAAGAAGACAATCCCGACAAAATACGGCAGTACGGTTTTCTTTATGGTGCGGTTTACCCTATTGTGCAAGCGTTCGTTTATGCTGATACGGGCGAAAAGTTGAGCCTGCAAGATACGGACACTCTTATGAAATTACGATTTTGGTATGAAGAAGTGCCGGACGTAATTACGGGCGAACTCTTCAAAATTCCGAAAAGAAAAAGGGATATGAATAAAACGGAAATGGTCATATTTATTGAAAACGTGTTAGGTTTTATGCACGACAAATATTCTGCAAAAGTTCCTGAGCAGTCAGACGCTGCGAAATTCTCAATAATTAATTTGTAAATCAAACAAAAATTAACTATCTTTGTTCTGAAAATATGCTAAAATGGCAATTTACAAAACTAAGGAATATTATAGGCGTCTTATCCGTGTGCAACTAAAAGCGGTGCAAAGACGTAATAATGAAAGGGCAAATCATATTTTAAAAATGCTATACGAAAAGGAAAAGTTATGCAGTCAATAAAAATCAAAATATCAAAACTTAAAAACAATAACGGTCAGATTGAAGGTGTAAATAAAAACCCTCGTATTCAGGATGACGCAAAGTTTCAAAAGTTAAAAAAATCATTGCAGGATTTTCCTGAAATGTTGGAGTTGCGGGAGTTGGTGGTGTTTCCGCTTGACAATGAATTTATTGTTGTGGGTGGCAATATGCGGTTAAAAGCGTTGAATGAATTGGGAGAAAAAGAAGCGGTTTGTAAAGTGCTGCCTGCTGACTTCACACCGGAAAAGATAAACGAGTTTATCATCAAGGATAACGTTTCTTTTGGGTTGTGGGATAATGCGGAGTTGAGCGAGTGGGATGCGGAGTTGTTGAATGAATGGGGGTTTGAGGTTCCTGAGTGGGAAAATGCAACGGAATTAGAAGCGGTGGAGGATAATTATCAAGTTCCGGATACAATTCACACCGATATAGTTATAGGTGATTTGATTACGTTTGAGAAAGACGGGAAAGAATTGCACCGTTTGATGTGTGGGGATAGTACCAATTCGGATAGTGTGGCGAAGTTGATGGATGGGAAAAGGGCGGGTATGGTTTTTACTGACCCACCCTATAAAATACAGACTGAGGGAGGATGTAAGGGGGTAACGGGAAAGGCGTTAAGAAAGCAAGGCAAAGATATTGAGCTTATAGCAGACTTTAACCCCTCGGAATTTTTAAACATACTGCCTATTGTCTTTGAAAATAAGATAATGAATGCGTATATTTTTTGCAATAAAGATTTACTACCTGATTATTTGTTTTGGGCAAAAGAAACCGGCTACTCATTTAATGTTTTGATTTGGAAGAAACCCAACGCTATTCCAATAGGGGATTCACATAGACCGGATATAGAGTATCTACTATTATTCAGAAAGTCGGCCATTTGGAATAACGCAATAAAGGGTGTAAATTATTCTCGTTGTTTGGAGTTTGGAAGGGAAAGCGGATTGCACCCAACAATGAAGCCCATTGAATTGATTTCAAACGAAATGCAAATAAGTTCAAATATTGGGAGCTTAATTATTGACTTCTTCCTCGGCAGCGGCTCAACAATGGTAGCCGCTCACCAACTTAATAGAAAATGCTACGGCATGGAACTTGATGAAAAATATTGTCAGGTTATTATAGACCGGATGACAAAGTTAGACAGCGAATTAGTGGTAAAAATTAACGGATTGATTTATGAATTATCCAACAAACATTTATTTTATATCTAATCTTAATTGACTTTTATACTTCTCAAATCGGTTTAGGGCTTTATCAAAATACTCCTTATCGATTTCACACCCTACAAAATCAACCCCTAAATTGTGGGCTGCGATTGCGCTGCTCCCTGAACCTAAATGAGTGTCCAAGATTTTGTTGCCCTCTTTTGCGTACCGCATCAAAAGCCACTCATATAATTTTATCGGCTTTTGGGTTGGGTGTATTCTAATTTCTTTATTTTTCATATCCCCCTGCAACATCCCATGCCATCTATATGTAAATTGACGTACTGAGGTATTAAAAGAAGTCCAAGCCAATTCACAATCAGCAAAATCATTATTCCCGTTTAGCTTATCCCAAACAATCCAACAACTACTATCAAGGGGAATTTTTGATATAAAATGATTAGCCCCGAATATTATCTGATTCTTTGAAACCCTGAATAATTCGTTAAAATATTCAATATCCGGTGAATCTTTATCCCAATTTTTTGGCGTGTATTGTGTTGCTTTTGCCCTTTCGCCTCTTGAGTGATTTTTCTTTCCGTCTTCCCCTATCCCATACGGAGGGTCAACAATAGCCAAATCAAACGCCTTATCTTTTAACGTTTTCATGTACTCCATACAATCCACGTTTAATAGTTCTATCATTTTTTGTAATAATTATTTATTAATACCTGAAAATCCGCTAAGCAATCAATAATAATATAATTGCCTACCAAATCCGCCTTAACCTCAAAATCCTTTTGTTTGTCGGATTGATTCCCCTTTGCGCTTTTCATTTCCACAAATAACGGTTTTTTGGTTTTATGAAAAAAAATCAGGTCGGACACTCCTTTTAACAAACCTTCTTTTTTAAGTCTATTCATTTGTTTGGCCTTTTGCTCCGGTGTGCCGTACAAAGCCACGCCGTTAGGCACTGCGAAAAATAACTCATTCGGGTATTGATACCGTGCCCAAGTTACACATAATTGCTGAATGTCGCTTTCTGAAAAATTCATTGCTTAATAGTTTTTGTGTTTTCAATTATCAAATCGCAAATCAAACGAATTGCCGGAATGCTTGCCGCCCTGCGTAACTCTTCAGGACTATGCTGAATAATGAATAATTCGTTTTTCAAATCTTTATCGGTGCCCGCTCTCCATTTCAGGTCATCAAGGTAAGTCTTTTGCGCCCTGAGTGCTGCACGCTCACAAACTTCTTTTGCACTCAGTACGTCGCCCGTTTCAAAATCCACACTACCCGAAACGTAATCAAAGATAATACCTTTTTTGTACAGCAAGCGGAATGCCTCTTTCCAAAATACCCAACGTAAAGAAGTATCGTTTTCTTTTTGGTAGCTACTCAGTAATTCATTTACCAAATTAACCGCCACATCGATTTCCATTTCTTTTTTTTCAACGTCAAAACTATTATTTTCTAATACGTGCCGTTCCCGTTCACGTGCCGCTTCTTTTGCGTTCACTTCTGAAAGGCATGAAAAAATAAGCGGCTCACCGAGTGGAGGGTGCCCGTATAATTCAATATTGGGTTTTACCTCTAACTTATTCGATATGTACCGTTCCATTGTTTCCTTAAACATTTTCAATCCCCTATCCGGAAACCTTGTATGTATGCTTTCATAAATTATCTCTATCAATGCCTCAGGCTGCGTTTTATTGCAACCTAAGCGCATTTCAAAAATTTGGAATGCGTTGATAAAATCAGGCAAAGCAACCACCGGAGCGGGTTTTTCTTTTTCAGTCTTTTCCATTATCAAAAGCGGTTAAAATTGTTACGCACTCCTTATACGTTAGCCCGCTTTTTGTTTCTTCTTCGTGCCCGTCAAAAACAAGTAGGCAGGATAAACGCCCTTTGTAGTCCATCATTACAAATGATTTTTTGTACATAACCCAAAGCGGATTTTCTAACCGCCAATCCGTTTTTATCTCGCTTAGCGGCTCGTTTCCGAGCACACCAAACGGGTAAAAGTTTCGCATTAGATTTAACTTCGTTTCAAAGTGCTGCCACAGCCAAAGACGGTCGTTTCTTTCGTTTTCCATATTACAAAAAAGCGTTTAAAATACTTGCAACCTCAGACGGCAAAAGGCCTACATTTGATTTTATCCAAGTATTATTTCCTGCGTACAGTTGAACCCTGGCCAACCCTTTAGGGTTCATTTCTATCATGTGGTCATTTACCTTTACGGATAACGGGAACAAATACCCGTCTTCTATGATTTCTCCAAGTTCAAAAGATTTTGATACTTTTACTTGCTTTAAAAATGCCTCAAATTTTCGTCTTAAAAGTATGATTTCTCCAAGTTCAAAAGATTTTGATACTTTTACTTGCTTTAAAAATGCCTCAAATTTTCGTCTTAAAAGTATGATTGTCATGATAATTAATTGTTTAAAGTTTTAAATTGTTGCATAATCCAATCCTTTGTCGATTGACTCGGGTTTATTCTTGTGAGTGGAGGCTCATTGTAATAGTCTCCCTCCCCCTTGTAAACAAAGTCTGTATTGATTGCCCTGTTCCCGTCCCCATCTATCAAATACGCCTCCAGGCAAATAAAGTATGTAGGCATTTGAATGTAAACCCACCCATTCCAAAATAATAATTCGTTTTGTTCGATTTTCATTTGTATTAGTTATTAAATAGTGAATAAATTGTTTATATATTCTTAAACGTTTCTAATTTAAAAGGGTTTCGAAAATTACAAATTATTTTTATTTTTTTTCAATAAATCCGAAAATATGCTCAATTACCCCAACCGTCCAACCGTCGCCAATTAAATTACCGGCCTGCGATTTGGTTAAATTGCGAGTGAACCCCTCCGGTATATTGTGCATTCTTTCCATTTCTAATTGACTGCAATACCTAACCCCTTTATTTACATCCATACTTTCATCCGTATAAATTAACGTTGTCATCCCGGTGGTTTCGTTTCTATGAATCATATAATTTTGGCTTGCAGTAACCCCGCAAGACGTATTTAAACAAGTATGTTTTTTTTTATCGGAATAACCACTTTCCAAAATATCATTTAATAATATTTTCTTATCTTTTGGCTGAGGGATAGCGCACCGCCGCCCCCAAAATAAATCGAAATACTCAGGTCCTATATTTGTCCAATACAATCTATCTCTTAACGCAGCGCTAACCCGACTCCCGCAAATCCTGACCGGCTCTGTGCCTAATATTTCTGAAATCATATTATACCCTACGTCATCCATTATTACATTTTCAAGTAAAAAATATTTGGGTTTTGTTTCTTCTAATAAGCGGACATACTCATAAAAAAGAGAAGATTTTAATCCGTTTAGCCCCAACCTAACACTATTCGCCCGGCTGAAATCCTGGCAAGGCGAGCCGCCTATCAGTAAATCAATGCCAGGCAAATCAGCCCCCTTTATATTTCTTACGTCGCCCAAATGTTTCGTATTTGGGAAATTATCAAGAGTACAACGGATTGCACTTCTCTTAATTTCTGATGCAAAATAATTATCTACTTTAATTCCCAAGTTATTAAGCGCAATTTGCCCGCAGCTCATACCATCGAATAAACTAAGTACATTCATAGTTTTATTTTTTATTTTTTTTCAAAAGGTCTAATAATCTTTTATTTTTATCCTCTTTTGTTTCTTCTTTTTGGGTTACGGGCTGCCTTCTTTCCTGAGTGGCTTTTTCCGCCGCTTGCTTGCTTATGTCTGAAAGCGTCCACTTATTGAAGTCAAAAAACGTGCAGCGTTTGCGGGCTGCGGCCTCCGCCTTTTCCTGAGTATTATTATAGGGGTAATCGGTTATCTCCTGAACCCTATACGCCACGTATCTGTCAAATTCTGCCTCCAAAACCGCCGACGCTTTTTCATGATTCGGTTTTAATCCCAAGTTTGTGATATAGGTTTTTCGCATGTGGTCATTTTCAATTTTTACGCACTCCCTGATCAATGCCTTTATTTTATCATAATCAATGTTTAAACATTGACCGCCTGTTTTTTCTTCTTCTTCTTTTTGGTTTTCAGGAGAATTTAAAAATTTAGGTTTTTCGCTAAGAGAGATAGTTTCTTTATTTATTTCTATTTCTTTATTCTTAATACTTATTTCTGTCCGTAATTTTACTGTACCCCCCTCCGTAAAATTACGGTAGGGGTTCCGTAAAATTACGGTAGGGGTTCCGTAATTTTGCACTACCTTAATTTTGCTGTACTCATTCAGCATATAATTAACACGGTCAATATTAAGCGTTATTAGGTTTGGTAAATTGTTTTCTTTGTCCGTCTTCTGTCTGTCTATTTTTATCAATCCTTCGCTAATCAAAAAGTCGTTTGCATTGTAAATCGTTTTTTCTGAGTAGTGGCCGAGCAAGCATTTTTGGATATAAGAAGAAGAAGCCGGAAACGTTTCCGCATTTTTTACCCGTGCAATCATTCTGGAATTTACAATATTTTCATACAAGGATAGCAAGGTGGCGGCGCAATCATTACATTTAATTTTACCCCCTGATTCGTACAAACATATCGCTCTGTAATCCTCCGCGATTTGGAAGAAAAAGCAGTTCGGGACCCGTTTAATGATTGAAGTTTTCATACTTAAAATTTTTAAAATAAAAAATCTGTTAGCTTTCGGGAATGCAGCCCTACTCACTAACAGATTCTCACAATTTAATCAACAAATGAAAACGGCTCCGGCTGCATTCCAAAAACGTTTTCAATACAAAGATACAAATATTTTTGCAATTTAAAATACTTGTATCTTAAAAACTACCCACATCACCCCATGTACACATCGCCTCACAGTTATGACATTGATATTGGCACTTTCCGCCGTATAGGCTGCCATCGCTCCATGAATACATTTTTCTTTCCATCGTAACACATTTCCCATCCATTGCGCTTTTTCTGCGATCTTCAATCCATTTATCTTTTTCTTGCTTCTCTAAATCGCATTTCACGCATGAATTGTAGGATGATTTATATATTTCTCCATCCTCAAAATCCGTCGTAGACACCCTGAATGCTGTGATGTTTAACCGCTCGCCGCAATATATACAGGGCTTAGTTTTTTTGTTTGGCTTAAATGTTTGTTTTTTTTGATAAGAACGCATGATTTCATTAAAATAAAAAAACCGTTTTGCTTTCAGTCGGGCCGGACTTACTTGCAAAACGGATTATGGATTATAAACAATTTAATCCGGCGGTCGGCCCTCCATCGGATTGGTAATTATATAACGGGGTTAGGGGGTAAAAGGTTTGCTTTACCCCTTTAATTTTAAAGGGATAATTTTTGCATATTCCGACCTTTTTGCAAAAAGAAAGTCGGATTTCATTTTGAACCCAAGACCCCAAAGTTCATTTTGTGCTTCTTCAAGATTTGAAAATGCACCGCTCCAGACTTCAAGGTTTGCCCATTGAATAATGTATATCATATTATTCTATAATTATAGACAAATTTAACGCCTTAATTTTTTCTTTTACGCCCGTTTTAAAAACCCTGATAACCGGATTAGTGAGCAGCTTTTCGTATCTTTCGCACTTTTCGCCCCTATCCATAAAAGAAGATAAATACCCGCAAAACCATTCTGCACGGGTTTTGTAAGTATAGGAAACGCCGTAATTTCCTCTCATGTAATACAAGCCTATCAAATCGAGTAACGGCTCGCAGTTTGCCAAATCAAAAACCCGAATATCAAACGTATCTGGCGATTTTGCGATATACGGCAAATCTCCGATTGTCATACGTGTACCTGTCAAATAAAAATAACTTTCTTCGTTTTTCATACATTATATTATTAATCAGTTAAAGATACAAATATTTTTATTCAAACCCGTAATCTTCATCACGGGGGCAACCTCCGCATTTATATCCAAACTGACCGCCGCGGCAAAATTCTTTTTCTTTTGGTTTTTCGATGGGCGCAAAAGGTTTGGGCAAATCATCAAAATAAACATACCCACGATCAATAAGCCACTCAAGAAACAAAATCCGTGTTTCTCTGTGTAGTTTCTTTTTATTAGTTTTTTGCATATCTTCATTAAGCAGAAAAAGAAAAGCCATGCCGGGCCTAAACAATCTTTTTAAATCCGTGTGATTTTCATTGAATGACAAAAAGTCATTTACATAGCCTTTCTGTTTGTCGATATCGACATTTAAAAAGAAATCATCCCACCCCTCCGCCCCCAAATCACATAAATAGCAAAAATCACTTTTTTTAAAAAGTTCCAAAAATTCTGAAATAGTCATGCATTATATTATTAATTAGTTAAAGGTTTAAATAAATCTTCAATATTTTGCGCCCCTTTTGAGATTGCCCACTCCAGAAATAGGATTCGGGTTTGTCTTCTTAGTGCAGGCTCACATAAAAAAAGAGAATTATCTGCGCTTTCCAGTAAACCTAAAAACGCTGCAAATTCCTGTAAGGCAAAAATAACGCCATTTTCGTTTAAGAATTCTTGGGCGTTGCTTCTTATTATTTCCCTGTTTATTTTATCTTGAAAATAATAATAAAAGAAATTCTGGAGCCTGTCATCACAAAAGTAAATAATACTTTCATCGTTTTTATACTGCGCTAAAAATTCTGATAATTTCATAATAAATATTAATTAAATTGTTTATATATACTTAAACGCATAAAATAAATAAAGGTTTCAAAAAAAATAATTTATTTTTTATTCTATTGTAAATCAATACGTTACGAATAATTGTGAAAATATTGTAAAAAATTGTTGGAAATTGTGAAACCTTTTTTCTACCTTTGCGTTTATATATGTATTAACAATTTAATTAATATTTATTATGAAGTCTTTTTCAAAAACGGTTACAATCAAAAAGCTAAACAACCTTTCTTGGTTTGATTACTCAAACATTGATAACTGCGATTCAATGACGGGTAACGAAATACTTGGCTCATTCGCTTCTGTTTCTTATGATAAAGAAACAGACGTATGCAAATGTGAATTTATTGGAGGCGGACGTATTTTTGATTTTTCTTATAGAAGTGGCAGCGAATTTGATAAGGAGTGTATCGAACAATTAGCAAAACTATAATCAAAAAACATGGTAGCGGCAACCCGTAAACCGCTTTTTAAACAATTCAATTTTTAAATCATTATTATTATGGCCGCAAAACTCAAAGATATTTTGGAAAAAGAGGAAAAAGAGGTACTAAAGGAAATTGATGGAGGCGCACCGATTGATACGCCTATCAATGAGCTAACGCTAAAACAGTTGGCGCAAATAGGCAAAGAAATATTTAAAAGTCCGCACCCACTTAAAACAGCTAACGCAAAACGTGCAATTATTGAGATATTTTTCAGGTGTGAAATTAATGGTATTTCAATTTTTTAAACAATTTAATAAAAATCATTATGACGGAAACGAAAGGTAAAACAATTTTTCAATTAATTCCGGAGGCTTCCGGTAAAATTGGGGCAATCCCAAAAAGTAAAAAAAACAACGAACAGAACTATATGTTCAGGGGTATCGATGACTTCCTAACCGCTTGTAATCGTGTTTTTTCGGATGTGGGTATTTTTATAGTGCCCGAAGTATTGGAGAAAGAACAAACAAGCGGAGTAACGAAAAATGGGACAGCATTTTTACACATCGTACTAACCGTAAAATACACGATTTACGCAGCCGATGGCAGTAATATTATTGCCGTAGTAAAAGGGGAGGCACGGGATTACGCAGACAAAGCAATAAATAAATGTATGTCGGCGGCGTTCAAATATATGTTAATGCAGGTCTTTTGCGTAGCTACTCAGGATATTGCAGACGCTAACAAAGAACATATAGAATCTGCTGCACCCGTAGTATTACCGAAACCTGAACCAAAAAAAGAATTAACCCCTGCGGCAAAATTAGCGGCAATCCCTGCGGCTGTTGCTAACCTGAAAGATTTGGCAGCTCTTAATGTTTTTTATGCACGTTGCCAACCGATTTTAGACGATCCCGCCAACGGATTAACGGCTATTGATTATGATAGGTTTGCAAAAATCTTTGCTGATAAGGCGGCAAAATTTGGAGCAAAATTTAGCGGTCAGTTAAATAAATTCGTAACAGAGGATGAAACATAAAATCCATTATTGCAACCAAAACACACCAGAGTGGCACGTTTTGCGCTCCGGTGTGATAACCGGCAGCGAGGTACATAAACTGCTTACCACAACGCTAAAACTAAGTGAAGGTAAGACGGCAACGGATTACATCAGAAAATTACGCTACGAGCGCAAAAAGGGTGTATCATTGGATTTGATGTTTCCCTCGGTGGAAACCTATTCAATGAGAAACGGGAAAGTAAACGAACCTGCCGCCCTGAATGAATTTGATGTATTTAACGAATATGATTTATGTGGGTTTGTCCTACATGATAGCGGGTTTTTTGGTTGCTCTCCTGACGCTGTAATTATTCAGAACGGAGTAATTATGGCAGGCTTGGAAATCAAAACGCCGGATTCTGTAAATACGTTTTTGGCTCTTGATGAATGCAAGAACGGAAACGACCTAAGAAAAAACAAATTCGAGTGGTGGCTGCAAGTGCAATTTTGTATGTTTGTAACGGGTTTGAGTGAGTGGAATTTTATCTCATACGTTCCCGAAAATTCAAACGTATTTACAGTTGAGGCAGATCCGGAGGCGTTCGCAGCCTTTGAAAAATTAGTAACAATTTTAGAAGTATGGTTTTATATTTTTTAATTGCAATCCTTATTTTAATTCTTTTGCAAAAAAGCATTAATCATGCAAGCGGCAAGGGGTTAATAACGATTGCGCAGCCTTTCTTAAAAAGAATGCAGTACGGCAATGACTGCATTTTTATTGAAAGATGGATGTTTGAGGAACTGTCGGAAATGTTGTTATTCGTGCCGGACTATGCCGGTGCCCCGAAACCTCAGCACATAAGCGTGTAGAAATATGGCTATTTACACGCAGGGGGTAAGCCACAGAGAAGGCGTAACGGTTTTATTTTTTTGCCGGAAATAATAGGGTTCGATTCCCTTGCGCCTCCAAATTAATTAATAACAAATTTAGATTAAAATAATGTCAGATATTAAGGAAAGATTACGTATCAAAAAAAGGGTTTTATCCCTGAAGGGGTTTATCAGTATTCAGGAATTTGGGAAAGCTATTGGAATGTCGCAGGCGCAATTCAGTATTTATTTGTACGGGAGGCGACCACTAAACGAAGCGCAAATCCATAGGATCGATTCTCTCTGCGAGCACGTAGAGAAACTAAGGAAAATTTTTAAACTATACGAAAGTCAAAAGCAAAATGGAAAATAAGGAACTATTTGAAAATAAAATTTAAAGTTTTTTCATTACATAATGGTTTGACTTTGTGTAAGTTGTGAAATTTGCACAAAGTTTTTTAAAATATTTTTATGTTTTTTGAAACCTTTTTTAATCAAGCGCGTTTATATATGTATAAACAAACTTTAATTAATTTAGCATTATGAACACATTAGAAAACATCTCAGAAATAAGGAATTTCAATTGCAAAGTGTACAACGATAAATTTATCTACGTAAACAACCAAAAGGTTGAAATCAATGAAACAGAAAAAGAATTTCTACCATTATTGCAGTCTGAGTTTTTCGGGTACAATAGTAACTCCGAAAAACAAGTACAATCAATTGAAAGTAGATTCGTAGGTGAATTTGAGCTCAACGGCAAAAGAGGATTAATTTTCAGGAATGAAAAAGGCGGTAATTTCTGTCTGTATTTTAGCGGTAAGGTAAATGTTGTTTCCAATAGCAAAGTAATTGAGTTGATGAAAGAAGATAAATTAAAAACTTCTGTATCAATTACCTTTGAGGCTGACGGGTTCTCTGTTGGCGGTAAACACCAAACATACGGAGGTAACATATAATGATACTTGTACTCACTATTCTCGCAGCACTTACAACCGTAGCCGGCTTTTACGCTACGGTGAAATTAACGGGCAACTACTCAGGAAGTACGGAAAACGTACTGACTGAGGCACAAAAAATAAAAATCTAAATGGGCGCATTGATACTTTTTGTTTTGTCGTTTTCATTCCTTTGCGCCGTTCTCGGTGCTGCTTGGATAGTTGTGCAATTAATAAAGCACAACCCAGACGGCGCAAGACGTTACGTCGCAGGAGATTGGGAGAAACGGGCAGAAAGTGCGGAGGCGTTCGTGAAAGGGTACGGAATTGGGTTTGATAAGGGGTTAAGCTACCACAGACCACCACAGCCTCCGCAAGACGTTCCACGCCTAGCCCCTCCCCTACTTTCAGAAACTATTGAAAGTTCTGAAAATACGGCGTCAAGCGCCGTAAAACGGCAGCAAATAAATGTAGGGCTTGGGGTAGGGGATGATTACAGCTACAAAATAATGTCTGAGGGTGTAATGTGGTTTTCTGATTACGGGACAACCCCAACGCCGGATAATGTTTTGGGTATTTTGGATTGTGCAGACTTATTGCAAGTCGGCAGGTCCACACAAATACAAGGGACGGAACTTTTTGCCGCTCGCTGCAAGTGCGGGACGGTAAAAGTATCAACTCAGAAAACCGTTACGCATTGTAGCGATAATTGTAAGACTATTAATAATTTGAAATAATGGATAAATTACAAGAAATACAAAATTTAATAGCCGAATACAACGAAATCGAAAGTAATATTCTTTCCTTAGAGTTGCGATTCGTACAGCGCAAACGGAAACGCCCCGTATTTGAAATGAATAACGTCATTGCGGCGTTTTGTAATATCGTAGGGGTTTCAATTAAAGATGTTATATCAGGCAGCAGAAAACAACCCTTACCAGACTATCGTGCTATGCTTGCGTTTTATTTGAGCGACGCAGGTTTTACGCATTTGGAAATAGCGGGCGCAATCGGTTGGACTGACCACTCAACTT